CGAGATGGTAGTTAAGTCTGACATCCCCGCACCAGTTCTTAAAGCACTTGAAGCTGCTGCTGTCGAGAAGGCCGACATAGAACTGGCAAAACGTGCTGGTGAAGTTCTGCCACACTTTGACATCTCTGTTGCTAAATCTCTCGTAGCTAAGTTCTCCGAAGATGAAGCAATCATGGAAGCACTGAAGGCCGCTGATGCAGCATTCGATGCAGCTATGCAAGAATTTGGTAAGTCTGACGTAGACGGTGAGTTCGCTACTTCTGCTGACAAACTGGATGCCCTCGTAAAGTCCTACATGGACGAAAACAAACTGAAGAAAAGTGAGTTTGCCAAGGCTTATGCTGCTGTAGCTAAGACTGATGCTGGTAAAGCTCTGATTAACAAATCCTATAAAGGGGAATAAAAATGGCTGTAATGCAATCCCGCGACAACCGCACATTTATTGCTGGCGAAGACCTCTCCGCAGCACAATTCAAATTCGTAACTCTTGAGTCAGATGGTCAAGTTGATCTGGCTGACTCTGCTGGTGAAAACGCTATTGGCGTATGTCTCGCTGGTGCTACTGCTGGTAACGCAGTAACAGTATGTGTCTCAGGCTCAGTTATGGTAACTGCTGGTGGTACTATTGCCGCTGGAGCCGCTGTACAAACAGACGCCGCTGGCGATGCTTTAACCGCCGCAACTGGTGATGTTATCTTAGGCTATGCCCGTGAAGCTGCTGTCGATGGACAGATCATCGAAATCGAAATGATTCAGGGTGGCAACGTAGCCGCCTAATCTAGCATTTAAGGAATAACATAATGCCACTTTTGACTCCATCCGCTGTACATATTGACCAGCCTTTGTCTAACTTGACACTGGCCTATGTACAAGAACAAACATCTTTTATCGCTGACAAAGTATTCCCAACTGTAGGTGTACAGCGTCAGTCTGATAAATACTACATTTACGACCGTGCAAATATGAATCGTTCTGGTGATGTTAAGAAATTAGCACCACGTACAGAAGTTAACCGTATCGGCATGGCTATCTCTAACTCATCATACTTCGCAGACGTATTTGGTCTGGGTATGGACTTTGATGAGCAAACACTAGCTAACGAAGATGCAATGTTGGAAATCCGTTCCGCTGGGGCAGAGACACTAACTAACCGTCTATTGATACATCGTGAAAAGCAATTCGCTTCTACATTCTTTGTCAATGGCGTTTGGACAACAAGCGTATCTGGTGCTGCTAACGGTGCTGGCACTCCTGTTTACTGGAATGACTACACTAACTCAACACCTATCTCAGATGTAACAACTGGCGCACGTACTATGCAGTTGACTTCTGGCGGCTTCAAGCCAAACACAATGGTTGTTGGTAAAGAAGTACGTGACATCTTGGTTAACCACCCTGATATCCTTGCACGTTTGAATGGTGGTTCTACCATCAACAACCCTGCTCTGATTACAGATGGTAAACTGGCAGAAATCTTCGGTATGGAAAACTTCCTAGTTATGGAAGCTGTCGAGAACACTGCTGCTGAAGGTCTAGCAGAATCCTCTGCTTTCATCGGTGGTAAGAATGCTCTCTTGGTTCATACACCTAGAAACTCAGGTCTGATGACACCAGCCGCTGGTTTGACATTTGCATGGAACAATGTTCCTGGCGTAAATAACCTCGGCGTTACTGTTGAGAGCTACTCTGACGATGCACTTAAGCGTCAGCAAGTTGCAGAGCATATCCAAGTTAAAATGTCCTACGATATGAAAGTCGTCGGCGCTGACTTGGGTTACTTCTTCAACGCTATCGTTCAATAAGAACTAATACATATACTAACGGGGAACCCTGAGTTAATCCTTGGGGTTCCACCCAACTTATAAAAGAACACAACAGTATCCTTACATAACGGAGTAGTCCTATGCACCCTACATATTTGGGTTGGCAGGTTGATTGGCCTGTCTTTATTAAAATACCAGTATCCTCAGCAGGGAAGAACTGGAAACGTGGTGAACATTTTAATTGGTTAGAACAAAGCATAGACCCTGATAAGGTCGCTAGTCTTTACACCTCTGGTTATCTTTACCACAACAAAGAATTAGAAGTACAGAACAAGGTTGGAGACAGGTTGTCTGAGTTCTCTAGCAAGCAGCTAGATACCCTTGTTAGCTTACTTAACGTCATCGTCAAAGACAGGACTTCAAGTACATCTGAGTACAACACAAAGAAGTGCCGCAAGTCTAAGATCGACGACAAACAAAGGGGTCTCATCCGTCGCTTCCTAAACAACAGCGCATGGATCAGTGAAGACTTCTACCGCATTCGGGATGAGGTTCTCGGATAATAGTAAAACGAAGGGACGACTTGAATGGCTTGGACATATGATCCATCTGATCTAAACACTACTACGGCTTCTGGTCGCCTCAACACTGTTCGCCTTCTGGTTGGTGATACCGACACTCAAGACCAACAAGTACAAAACGCAGAGATTACCTTCGGGTTGTCTCAGAACGGCGATAATGTTTACTATTCTGCTGGGTGGATAGCCCGTACCATATCCTCTCAGTATGCCCGTAAGGTAAACACCTCCCTAGATGGCGCACTTAAGGCTGACTACTCTGACCTTATGAAGCACTACTCAACACTAGCTGATAACCTAGAGTACCAAGGTAAGACCTCTGGTGCATCTGTCGGTGTACTTGCTGGTGGTATTACCAAGTCTAAGGTAAACTCTGTACGTGATAACACTAACCGTATCGAAGGTTCATTCCGTAGAGACCGTTTCAAGAACCCCCCAAGTTATCAAACACCAGAGTATGAATAAGGAGAGGTAAGATGTCTTTTCGCTCCTATGACTTGCTAAAACTTGTACAAGACTTTGGTGAAAGCCTAACTCTTCGTAAGGTGACTACAAGTGGAACTTACAACCCTGCTACTGGTCAAATAGATAATTCAGCTACTACGGACTATTCCTTCACAGGTTATATGTACAACTACGATAATGGCATCTCTGGAAACATGGATATGGTCGTTAGGGGTATTCGTAAGTGTGTTATACCTGCACTCGGACTTGCTGTCGAACCAGATACTGATGACCTTGTTGTTGGCAACGGAGACAGCGTAAAGATTATCTCTGTAGTCACTGTCTCCTCTGATATTACTCGTATTTGTTACCTCTGTGATGTGAGGGAATAACAATGGTAAAGCAGACTACTCTCAAGGTTAACAAGTCACTTGATAACAAGTTAAAAAAGATAACTGAGATTGCTGAAGAGGCTATAAAAGATCGGCTTGAGCATATTGCTAACTACACAACTGTTATCTCACCTGTAGAGACTGGTGCATATGTTGAAAGTTTTTCTTTTGCTGTAGGTGTTGGTAGGCCCAGAGGTAAGTCTTCTGCCAACAGGCCAAAGGCTGATCGTGAAAATGCTAAAAACAAAGGTAGGGAAAATCTTTACAAAGATATTGATAAGATAGACCTTCTGAAGACAGACAAGGTAACTCTGCGTAATGGCGCACCCCACGTTGAAAATGTAGAAAAGAAGCACTCAGTCTTCACTAGAGTAAGGAACAAGTTTGGTGGCTAGTATATACAACGATATTAGGGCTGCACTTGAAAGTCACCTTTCCAATGTGTCAGGCATACCTAGTGTGGCTTATGAGAACGTAACTTTTGAGCCTACAACTGGAACTAGCTTTTTACAAGTTATGTTCTTACCAGTAGAAAGACGCCCTGCTGCAAGGGGCTTAAATCCACAACAAAGATATCAAGGTGTGTTTTCCATCTTGGCACACACTCCAGAAGGTAAAGGTCCGAAGGCGGCTGATGATTACGCTAATATACTGATAGAAGCGTTTGAAGCCACAACTGACATATCCTTTACTAACTCTGACACAGAAACTATCAAAGTATCTATCGACTACGCAGAACGACAGCAGGGTATTATAGACAGCCCTTGGTACTACGTCCGTGTAGACATTGGATGGTACATTTACAAATAACTTCCCTTTAGGAGAAACAATATGGCTTTCGCACAAGGCTCACGCTCCAGTCTGTCGTTCATCGTAGAATCTACGTTTGGTACAACACCCTCTGGTAACTTTACTAACCTTCCCTTCAGCACTCACTCTTTGAACCTCACTAAAGATCGTGTAGCTGGTAACGACATCCAAGCTGACCGTATGCCTCGCGTAGACCGCCACGGTAACCGTCAAGTAGGCGGTGATATTGTAGTTGACTTACGAGATGGCGACTATGACGCTTTCCTTGAGTCAGCTATGTTAAACACTTGGGCAACTAATGTCCTTAAAGTTGGCGTTGCACCTAAGTTCTTCTCTATAGAAGACTATGCTGCTGACATTGACCAAGCTCGTTTATTCACAGGTATGTCAGTTTCCACTATGGGCATATCACTTGCACCTAACCAGATGGTAGCAACTACCTTCGGTATGGTTGGCAAGGACATGACCATCAGTGCTACACAGAAGACCCAATCTGCTGCATCTGGTGCTGCACCATTTGATGCCTACTCAGGTACTATTGGTATTGGTAACGTAGGTGGTGCAGCTTCTGTAGCTATCGTAACTGCACTAGACTTTACCTTAACTAACTCTTTTGCTCCTACTTTCGTTATTGGTAGCGATAGCGCACCATCTCTTGAGTACGGTCGTGCAGAAGTAGAAGGTACAATGACAGCTTACTTCCAAGACGCAGCACTTATCAACCGTTTCCTCAACGAGACTGAAACTGAGATTGAAGTGTCTGTGGATGACCCTACAGGAAACAATGCACACACATTCCAATTCCCACGGGTCAAGATTAACTCTGCTGATGTTGGCGTCGATGGCCCAACTAGCCGTATGGTTACAATGTCTTTTGTTGCTCTTTTTGACACAACAGAGGCTACTAACCTTAAGATCACACGCCCATCATAAGAATACCTAGCTAGGTAAGTGGGGACTCCTGAGTCGGGTCGGGGGTCTCCACGTTTTAATCACCCGACATAAACCCCGAAGGAACTCGACATGGATTTAATGAACCTCAAGCCTACCAGTGACACTGTAGAAGTTAAGCTGGTTCACCCTAACACTGGTGATACTCTAAAGAATGACGACAAGACTGATATGACTATCACTGTCCACGCAAGTCACTCTAAAGAGTACAAGACAGCATTGCACGAACAGACAAACAAACGTCTTAAGGCTATGCAGTCAGGTAAGAAACAAGAGATCACAGCACAGGACATGGAAGAAGCTACTCTGACGCTTCTATCTAAAGTTACTGCTGACTGGAACATTACATATGGTGGTGAGAAGCCTAAGCTCACTGTCGCTAAGGCTAAAGATTTATATGACGAAGTGACAG